ACGTGATCGGCCTGACAAAACCAATGGCGAAGGACCTTAAATGCGGCGTCTATCAACTCAAAGGGAACCGTCGCATCAAAGTTCGAAAAGTCCACGGATAGTAATTTCAATCCGCGAGCCTTCCCGAATAACCGCGTCACCCCTTTATCGACTTCACGTCGAGACCGCCATGCAGCAAAATATGGATGCTGGCTCAGACGGTCGAAGGTCGGTTGGAACACCTTCTTATGGAGGATGTTCAAGCCACGCGGAAACCCAAAAATCGCACGATTTTTAGCAAACTGCCCAGGGCCTTTCGGTTGCCCACGCACACCAATGGTGCCCGGTTGGTTCACAGCATTGCGAAGGTCATATCCATCGCTCTCGATGGCTTCAGCAATGAGGTAGTACTCAAGCGGGGAAGCAGTCGCAGAAACATAGAACGGCCAACCACACGAGGCCTTCTTACGAAAGGTGAGAGCGGCCATCTCTGTTGACAGAGAATGCAACTCACCTCTCCTGATCCAATCCTTCACAGCCGTGACTGCATCACACAACAAACTGGGATCGATGTTTGTCGGATGCGGAGCGAAGTACTTCAGGACCCCTTCACGAAGCGATGGCATCTGCGACCCTGTTAGGCGGTCGCTCGGTGGCCGATCGTCGTAACTCGCACGGAGCGAGTATGAGCCATGCTTCGCCTTCTGCGCGATTTCCACATCGCAAAGCCACGGGAATACGGTGGAGAGCTGACAGAACTCCCAGACTAAGCTGGCAACGAGCGCACGGCCCGCATCTCTGCAGGTCGCAAGACACGCCACCAACGGAGTCACGAAGTCAGCAAAACACCCCTTCTTCACCCCGCCAAGGTGAGAGGTAAGGTTATCCCTACCTCTTCCTTGATCGAGTGGGCATGGGATTTCCATCCCTGCCTCCTTTCAAATAAGGCAGCGCGCTGCTCCCCATCTAAGGAAAGCATAACTACGCGGTGCAGGAGGGCCTGCCCTAAGACCTCACGGTCTGCACGAGGTTAGATAACCTCGCGTCCGTCGGCGAACCGACG